TGGGTTATTGTATCAAGCATAATCACTGGAGTGTTTTTGAGCAGAGTTTTATGACTCTGGAGATTGAAACTACTCGTGGATTGGCAGCTCAGATTTTGCGTCATAGGAGTTTCACATACCAGGAATTTTCGCAACGATATGCAGATTCTTCTCTACTGAGCGATTATATTCCTGTTCCAGACCTTCGTCGTCAGGACACTAAGAATCGTCAGAACTCTATTGATGATTTTACTGAGTACGAAAAACTGGGTCTTCAAGGTAAGATGCAGGAGCACTTTGCGGAGAGTATGCGTCTCTATAAGGAACTTCTTGCTCATGGTGTGGCAAAAGAGTGTGCTCGTTTTGTACTTCCTTTGGCGACTCCTACTCGTATCTACATGTCCGGTTCTTGCAGATCATGGATCCATTATATCAATCTGAGATCTGCAAACGGCACTCAGAAGGAGCACATGGATATTGCAGAGGCATGTAAGAAGATCTTTGCGGAGCAGTTCCCAACAGTGGCAGAGGCACTGGAATGGGTCTAAATACCAATATCTTGAATTTCTAACAATGGCAACATATCCCGTAGTGAATAAAACCACTGGTGAGCAAAAAGAAGTTGTGATGAGTATTCACGACTGGAGTCAGTGGTTAAAAGATAATCCAGAATGGACTCGTGATTGGTCCGATCCATCCACCGCACCGATGGCTACCGATGTTGGTGAATGGAGAGATAAACTGATTGCTAGAAACCCTGGATGGAACGATGTGCTTGAAAAAGCATCAAAAGCACCTGGATCTAAAGTTAAAAAACTCTAATGGCAAGAAGAAAAAGAGCATCTGCAGAGCAACCTATTGGGGTTGGACTCACAACAAAGCAGATGAAAAGAAAGAAACCCCTTAGTTCTGAATATTTGGTCGAAATTGATCCTCTTACAGAAAATCAGAAAAAACTCTTTGATTCTTATAAAAACCAAAAAAACATTGTTGCCTATGGATGTGCAGGCACAGGAAAAACTTTTATTTCCTTATATAATGCAATTAATGAAGTTCTTGATGAAAGAACTCCATTTGAAAAAATCTATCTCGTTCGTTCATTAGTCGCAACCAGAGAGATTGGATTTCTTCCTGGAACATATGATGATAAGGCAGACATCTATCAGATTCCTTATAAGAATATGGTTAAGTATATGTTCCAAATGCCTTCCGATGCTGACTTTGAGATGCTGTATGGTAATCTCAAATCACAAGAAACCATCAAGTTCTGGTCTACATCATTTCTTCGTGGAACAACTCTTGACAACTCTATTGTGATTGTTGATGAGTTTCAGAACTGCACATTCCATGAGTTAGATTCTATTATCACTCGTATTGGTGAGAACTCTAAGATTGTTTTCTGTGGAGATGCCACTCAGTCAGATTTACAAAAAACAAATGATCGTAATGGTATTGTAGATTTTATGTCGGTCTTGCGTAAAATGCCATCCTTTGATATAATTGAGTTTGGAGTTGATGATATCGTTCGTTCTGGTGTTGTTAAAGAATACATTATTGCAAAAATGGAAGCAGGTTTTTGATGTTTAATCATGTTGATATTAGTCTCCCTCAACTTGAGAGGGAGACGATTGATGGAGTAAGGTATTACTCTGTTCCTGATGAAGATGAACTCCTTCGACTGGTCTCCATTACTTCGGTGACCAGTCATTTTAATAAGGAGATTTTCGTCAACTGGCGGAAGAAAGTTGGTAATGAAGAAGCAGACCGTATCACAAAGGCAGCAACAAGTCGTGGTACGGACATGCACACACTGGTAGAACATCACCTTAAAAACGAGGATCTGCCAAAAGTCCAACCGATTTCTGATTTTCTTTTCAAAATCTCAAAATCAGACCTCAATCGTATAAATAATATATACGCACTTGAAGGTTCCCTATATAGTAAGCAACTAGGCATTGCTGGAACCGTTGATTGTATTGCCGAATATGACGGCGAACTAGCAATAATCGATTTTAAAACTTCTAAAAAACCAAAACCACGCGAGTGGATCGAACACTATTTTGTGCAGTGCATGGCATATGGTTGTATGCTGTACGAACTGACTGGTATTTCAGTCAAAAAACTTGTAATCATCATGGCTTGTGAAAATGGAGAATGCGTCGTCTATGAAGAACGAGACAAATCAAAGTACATCAAATTACTCACCCAATACATTAGAAAGTTTGTTAGAGATAAACTGGAACTCTATGGAACAGAATAAAGAACTAGAACAGGCAATCGAAAACAAATTCTTAACACCATCTAGGTTTGCCCTAGAGATTGAGAAAATTGTTGCAGAAGAAAACATCAATTATATTGATGCTATCTGTCACTATTGCGAGATTAATAATCTTGAGGTAGAATCAGTGGTGAAACTGATTTCTAAACCCCTGAAGGAGCGACTGAAGTGGGATGCAACTCGCCTCAACTTCATGAAGCGAACTTCTAGGGCAAAACTGCCACTATGATTTCCCGTGATGACCTCATGCACCATCGCCTACAAGCATGGTTGCGTGAGAATAAATGTGATGATATTGAGTATCTTGGCGAATACGAAGATGTTTTAGGAATTATGAAACATTGGTATCGTATTGCCGACCACGAAGTTTCTGTTGATTGTATTGAAGATCTTGAGTTAGTCGATGCTGAAAGTGAGCCCCTTTGAAACCTACCAACATTATCTTTCATTAAAGAATCATTTTACAAATCCAAAATACGATTTCTTTAAGTATGGTGCGAAGACCCGTGCCAGTATGACTTCTTTTAACAAACGAAAGGATAAATACTGGTTCGAGAAGACAAGTCGCAAGTATTCTGATAAAGAAGTCGTAGATTTTTTAGTATCTAATTTCACTGCCACCGATAACCCGCAAAACCTATGGATTGGAGAAATTATCAATTCTGGCGAAAGAAACTACGCAGATTGGATGAAACGCCAACAGAGTTTGACGTACTTATTCAAAGAGCAAAGCAGCGAATTGTTATCGGAGAACGAGTTAGAGACTTTGTTCAACTGTACCAAGGGACATCCTCTAATACTCAAAAAGTTTCTAAGCGGGAGCGTATCGCTAGAAACCTTAACAATCTTCGACAAAGTATTCCATTTCTCAAAAAACTTTGATAAGAAGTTAGATGACCCAGTGTGGGAAACCGTCAGTTTGAAATTGAAGAAGTATTCTCCATTCCTAAATATTGATGTCTTTCAGTACAAGAAAATCTTGCGGTCTATAATCGATGAGTGACTTTTTTAAATCTGATATTATCCAAGACGAGCTGACTGAGATTAATAATCTTCAGGAAGAAATCTATGGCAGTATCCTGACCTTTGGTGGCATGGATAATGAGACCAAAAGAGAACATGTCGAAAAGTTGCAGGTCTTGCTAGAAAAGCAAAGAATCATGTATACTAGATTGACTCTTTCAGACGACCCACAAGCGGTTGAGATGAAAGAGAACCTTCGCAAATCGGTGGCAATGATGGGTTTCCCACCAGACACTGACATGCAAGTTTTATTCGACAGTATGAGAGAAACAATTGAATCCCTCAAAGACTATCTTGACGACTGAGGGCATCCTTGCTATACTATCCGAGTAAATCCCCCGAATCCAATTAATCCGAGGTAATCCTAATGTCTTTCGCAGACCTTAAAAAGCAATCCAAGCTTGGCAACCTGACCGCAAAACTGGTCAAGGAAGTCGAAAAAATGAATAATAATGGCGGATCTGGTGATGACCGCCAATGGAAACTGGAGTGTGATAAGAGCGGCAATGGTTATGCCGTGATCCGTTTCCTTCCTGCTCCCGAAGGAGAGGACCTTCCCTTCGTGAAACTCTACAGTCACGCCTTCCAAGGTCCTGGTGGTTGGTATATTGAGAACTCCCTGACCACTCTTGGTCAGAAGGATCCTGTTTCTGAGTACAACACGATGCTGTGGAACAACGGCACCGATGCTGGTAAGGAAGCAGCACGTAAGCAAAAGCGTAAGTTGACCTACATTGCTAACATCTATGTGGTCAAGGATCCTGCTAACCCTGCTAACGAAGGTAAGGTGTTCCTGTATAAGTTCGGTAAGAAGATCTTCGACAAACTCACTGCTGCCATGCAACCTGAGTTTGAAGATGAGGAAGCAATCGATCCCTTTGATTTCTGGGGTGGTGCTAACTTCAAACTGAAAGCAAAGAACGTCGCTGGTTATCGTAACTACGACTCTTCCGAGTTCGCACGTCCTGATGCACTTCTGGACGATGATGATGCCATGGAGGCAATCTGGAAGCGTGAGTACTCCCTCGCAGAACTCGTTGCCGCTGACCAGTTCAAGGACTATGATGCCTTGAAGAAGCGTCTGGACTATGTTCTGGGTGTCCGTGGTGTGCCCAAGATGCAAGACCAGGAAACTGTCGAGATGGAAGAGTCCTGGGATCGTGAGCGCCGTGGCGATTCTGCACCCGCAGTTCCTCAGTCGATGCGTGATGAACTGAGCAGTCTCTCTTCGAGTTCTTCTGTTGATGAAGAAGAGGATGATGCTATGTCCTACTTCGCCAAACTGGCAGAAGAGTGATGGGTGAGGCACTTGATGCCTGGATGAATCTAAGTTACGGAGAAGGGTTTCTCTTCTCCCTCTGGATCATCGGCATGTATTATATTAAACTTCGTATGGATCGTAAGTTTGGTAGATGAAATCTGATTACACAATAGACCGTGTAACCAAATCTGATGCCGCAGAGTTACTTCTGCGGTTTCATTATCTTAAGGACATATCAAAGGGTTTCAAATCTGGTTATAATTACGGTTTATACAAAAATAATGACTTTTCACCTCTAAATATTGGAGGTATTCAGGGAGTTTGTATCTTTACTGGACTCCCTGTTCCAGAAATTGCAAAAGGCGCATTTGGACTAGAACGTAATGAGCAACAAGGACTCTTCGAACTCTCAAGACTCTGCATCCACCCCGATACTCAGCAGGGAGAGTATAATATCACTTCTTGGTTCGTTTCAAAGGCGATTAAGAGACTTAGAAAAGATACAGAAGTCAAAGCAATCATCTCATACGCTGATAGCGAGTATCATAACGGTACAATTTATCGGGCTTGCAACTTTAGGTATTGCGGTCTATCAGAACCAAAGAAAGATTTCTACTTTGCAGATGGCACCAAGCATTCCCGAGGTTCTGTTAAGGGGTGCGATGGAGAATGGAAAGATCGCTCCCGTAAACACAGGTATGTAATGGTCTTTGATAAAAAACTAAAACTACTGTGGGATAGTAACCCTGGTGTTCTCGGTTCTTGCTAAGTCTTCTGTCACGTATTGAGAAGAACGATCATAAAGCATAATCTGCCTCATATCGTTCAGGAACTGTTGCAGATATTCTCTTCTCAGTAGATAGATAGAAGACTTTTTATTGTTTTCTCTGGTTTCATATTCCCAGTTTGATACTCCTCTGACTGGATTGAGAGTAGCAGTATAATCATCAGGATTTGGAATTGTGAAGTCAGAGTCAACAACCTTTTCCTTTGGAAGTATTAGTCTGCCATTTGAATCCTTGACTTCTTTGGTTTCATAGTGGTGGACATCATTCATTCCAGTTCCGTATTTTTCTTCTGTATATTTGTAGAGATAGTGATTGGATAATGGCCATTCGTCTCTTACGTTTAAAATGCCAGCAGTCATCAGAACTACCCAATCCAAATCTGCCTTACCATAGAACTCTTCTGCTACGAGTTCTGGTCTGGAACCTTCTGGGATCTCGTATTTGTTGAAGAGAGTAAAGACACCACTAAGATCATCACGAAGTTTGTTTCTTCTGAATAAGTTTTTAACAGTCAAATAACTCTGAGAGGAAAGACTATCAGAAAGAAATGACTGATATTCTAAGTTTGGTAGTTCTCTGAAGTATCCCATTTTAGTAACCTACTCCTCCTACGGTATCGTAGTCTTCTGCGTACACTGGATCTAACTCCTTGAAGTTGAGCATCATTTGCATATGAACTGGCACACCATCATTATAAGTCATGTATGTTCCTGATCCAGTGTAATTGACACTAATATTTGTAAGTGCCATCAACTTGAACCTATTCAAAAACTTGTGTTCACCACCACCAGTCATATATCTCAATTGAAATACGTTTGGTGATCTTAGGAATAATCCTTTTCCTGTTATGTTTCCACTTGAATTTTTAATATCTCCTGTTACTGGAGACATATTTATTTTGAGAACTCTA